CCATACCTACAGAATGGGCCCCTTTCTCAAACATGGTCATGGGATTCTCAAACTTCATACAACCCATCAAGAACCTCAATGTGCTTGTTGCGGACGAAATAAAGGACTGGAAGATCACAATGGGTAGGTACGTTCACACCGCTTCATATACAGATGTTGCCAAAGAAGTCAAAGCAACCAGCAGGTATTTCAAAACCCAAGATTTTGAAGTCAATGAAAACCTAGTGGAGGATATCTATGAAATGCTTCGCCTTAAATTCGATAGGTCTGTGTTGACTCCGACAAAGCTCATTCTTGCAAAATGGCCGAAGAAATACTCAATGGGGTTTGGGTTCATGAAGGAAGATTTCAAAAGAGCTTTGAAACGTAGGGAGGCGATAGAGAAGGTGGGAGGGCTTGCATCATTCCAGAGGATGTGGGATGAGCTTTTGAAACAATCAACCAACATGACACCAGTGGCACATGTCTTCACCAAATGGGAGACCTTGAAAGAGGCCAAAGTCCTAGATGGAAAGGTCAGAACCATAATAGGAACTCCTTTCTCTCACTACGTGCTGTCAAGTTTATTCTCTTTCGCACAAAATGCAAGACATGTATATGAGGAAACACCGATCAAGACTGGGATGCCACTCAACGGAGCACATTTCAATGACTTGTGGGTGCACCACAGCAAAAGGCGCGAGCATTATTCAGGTGATGTCGTGGATTACGATTCAACATTCAATAGTTCTCTGTTGAAAGTTGTTGCAGGTATCAGGAAGAAGGGTTTTCAACTGCACAGAGATTATGAGAAAATCTGTGACATCATAGATATATCATATGAACAGCTCAAGAACTCACCCCTTGCAATGAAGGCAACAGGGGTCGTGAGTAAGAAAGCAGCTGGAGGCTCTACAGGGCATGGAAACACATCTTCGGACAATTCCATACTTTTGCTTGCGCTATACCTTATCGCGTGGCGGAACGCAACAGGGAGGTCAGGCAAGGAATTCGTGAGGTACAACACGTTATCAAATTGTGCAGATGATCATGTGTTGTCTTATGATGTCAACCCATTCAATTGGAGTTTTGATGTTGCTATCAAGGAATTCAAGAAGCTAGGCATCACCTTGAAGAAGGAGATA